GAAGTGTTCTTTAAAGAGTTCTCTTTGAACTCGTAAACCATTCCTTTCGATGGAGTTGAATACCAATGGTACTCTGCTATTGTAAAATTCGTTGACTGGTTCATTAAAATATTGTTTTAAATTGTTATAATTTTTTTCACACGTTTCGTAATGCTTAACGATAGGAACTATTCTGTTAATATCCAACTTATCTTTAGCTCTTTGTAATAATATTTGGTGTGCTTTAGTAGTTTCCATTTCATATTCTGGAGAAGCTAAAGAAACATCTATAATATTCCTATGCACAAAATAATGCAAAAATTCCTTTTTACCCCAAACGTACAATGTACTATAACTACCAATTAATTCAGCAATATATTCGCTGTTTAATGGCATAGATTCACTGTGATTTATTGAGATGATATAGCCTTTATGTGCATCTAAAGGATGTACATATACTAAAGATATTTTATTAGTTACAGGATGCGTTTTATATGAATATGGTATAACTTCTATATAAGCTTCTTTGTAACCTTTATTATAAAAACCTTTTAATTGGTCAGTATTTTCAATTAGCCAAAACAATTAATTAAATATACGAAGAATATTTTTAGTATCCACCTCCTCCTCCGCTACTTGGGGAAGATGATGAGTTAGTTGGAGTTGAAGGGGTTGTAGAAATAGTTTTTGTATCTGGAGGGGTATTATTATAAGTTTGTTGAGGATAAGTGCCAAATAAAGTATTAAAATTTATCCACTTATTATTTTTTTCAATATTATTTACAATGTCTTCATTAAGATACTCTTGTTGTCCTACATACCAAGGAGTTGAAAGTACTTCATAAAGTTCTAATGCTACATTTTTATCTTTTTTTTCAAATTTTTCATATGTTTCTTTTGAAATTTCAAAATAAGTATTTTCTGTTGTTTTTTTAGCAAAATATTTAACACATGAACCTGTTTTAAGTTGTTCTTCAGTTGGATAAGAATGGTAAGGTTGTGGTATAGCTCTAAGATTATTTAAACCCTTTCCATAAATAAGGTTAGAATAATGTTCATTAATCATTAAACTATTTTTGGATAAAAAATTATATTCAGAATCATGATTTGGTTTATATTCAATAAATTCTAAAGCTTTTAATCCTTCTGGGGTGTTTTTTTCTTTAACTAAATCTATTAATAAAACTGAACTTCTATTATTTGGTACTTTTCCTGTGTATTTTTTTCCTTTAGAAGTTTCATAGTAATATCCTGTATAGGGTTTACTTGTTGTAGCTATCATATACTCATTTCCATTAGTATATAAATTAGTTGTTATTTGAGATTTAGGAATATAAAAAGGCATATGTTTTATGTTGATATGAATATTGAGTTACCTTTGCTATCAATTAGTTTTGATTTATTATTCTCTCCAGTAAGTAATCCTCCTGTTTTATTTTCTACTAACATATAAAAAGAGGTTTCAGTAGCATTACCACCACTCCAAAGTAGTGATACCATTTTATCAAGTCCTTCTCTACCTGTTGGAAATGTCCCATAAGGATTTCCTTTTTTTGCTCCTGATTTATGATCTGCATGGTATTTTACTTTATTTTTAGTATCAGGGCCAGATCTTGAATTACTAAAATCATTTCCAGGTCCAATACAACCCATTAACCATGAAGAAGTTGGAGCCCTATGAATTAAAATAGCTTGTCTATTATAACCTCCTCCTGCTACTGAATTAGCTTGCCATCCTCCTGCTTCATTAGAGTATACCCAAAAGCATTTTCCATAGTGATCACTTTTAAAACTTCTAACTAATGTTTTTCCTGGGGGTATAGAACTAACAGAATTTCTGTTACCTCTATAAGGTAGTTCACAAGTAGCAAGTGTAGTTAAAACTGTTTTCTCATCTTCAGCTAAAATTTCCATTTGTCCTAAAGTTTGAAGACCATCATCTAATAATCTTGTAATTTTTACTCTAAGTTTTGCCCTAGATAATTCTGCTTCCTTTATAGGGTTTCCAGTTCCTGGAGGTGGTGGCGAGTATGTCCCTGTTGGAGAAGATGAACCTGGTGTAGCTTGTACTTTAGCTCCTTTTAAATATGTTGCTGTGTTTATTGGCATATTAAATTATTTAGACATTACACTTTTAGAGGTTGCTATAGTTTCTAAACTAGTTACCCAATCATCTCCACTTAATTTATGGTTAACTTGAGTTATAATAAATTCTAAAGTTTCTGGGTAATTTGATGGTAGGAATGATTGTTGTACTCTAATCCTATTGTAAATTTTTATCCCACTAAGACCATCTATATCTATTTTTAAATTAAAAGGTAAAAACCCAACAGAACTTTCAATTGGATTTTTTTCAGCTTTTTTACTATCTACATAAGAAGTTTCAGCTTGCATTAAAGCATAAAAATCAGATACTATATTTTCAGTGTATTTAATATTATCATCACTTACAGTTTTAAGTCCATCAGCACCTCCACTATCACTTAACCCAAATTTTTGCCAAGGGTCATCTGATGAAGCTAATAAAGTAGCATATTTAGATTGAAGTTGTTTTCCTGCACTTCCAGATAAAGGGGATACATCTTCATCTTTTGATTTTGGATCTAATAATCTACTTTTAAATTTATCTTTAATACCTAAATTCCACCTTGAGAATGCTGTAGCTTCTACTCCAGGAATAGTACCATTAGAAGTTGCTCCTATAGTAATCATAGTAGCAAATTTTTTATTAATTGAAGTTGTAAGTCCTATACTACGGACAAAATTTGACTCATCTTCTCTTTTTTTATAGTTGATACCATACATCTCAAAAATAGTTTCTTTATTTATATTTTCGGATTTAAAACCTGGAATATCTAATTTTTCAGCTATTTTTTTAAGATTTGGGATAGATGATTGATCGATAAAATAAATATCATTTTCTTCTTTTATAATTGGTTCTAAATTATTAATGTTTCCTAAAGATTCATTAATATCATCACTAATTGTTTTTAAAGCTTTAAATAAACTGACAGTTTTATTAGCTATAGTTGAATCAAATATTTCTTCTAGTCTATTAATATTAAAATAAACATTCATTATTTTACCATACATTAAACCATTTTCATTTACTACAAAAGGTTCTATACCATTATTTCCCAATATGGGATCAGTAACAGGAGTTTCATCAGGTGAAAGTCCTTTTATAAAAAAATCATTCCTTATTAGTATTTTTTTAGGGTTTAATGATAAAACATTATCTATGGTATAGCAAATATTTGTTTCTACATCCGTATCAATATCTATTAAAGGTGGATCTTCTCCATCATCTACAGATATTTTTGGTATAATATTTGTTTTTAAAACATTTAAAAAATGTCCTAATCTTATATACCATTGATTGTCTAAAGGTTCTATATCCATTTGGAAAATTGATTTTGGTTCTTTTACTGTACCTATTTTTCCAGATATTCCTCCTATGTCTTTAAATAATGTAACACTACCATTATTAACATCTTTTAATGCTTCTCTTTGGTCATAAAAATATTCATATATTCTATTTCTATCTTTAGTTATATAATCTTTTTGTAACCTATCCATTTGTTGTTCAAGCATATATTTATCCCTTTCTTGGGATTTAGAAAGTTCTCCATTTTCTGCTGCTTTTTCATACTGTTCTATTTTTGCTTCTTGTTCAGGGGTTTTAGGGTAAGCATCAGCTAATTTTTTTTCTACAAAATTGTTATAAACTGAAGTTAGTAAAGCTTGTTTTGTGATGCCTAAATATTTACTTAAATTATTTCCTTTTAAATCTTTTGAATTTAAAATAACATTCCATTTTTTATCATCTGGGGTAGATGTATATGCTGAATTCCATTTACTTCTAACGGATGTAAGAGAAGGATTATTTAGTGTAGTGGATTGTCTGCTTCGAAATAATCTAGATTGTTCACTATCATCTAAGAAGTTTGTATAAGATGACCCACGAGTTGTAGTTGAATTTACAATTGTTACTTCATCACTATCTATATCTTCATTATCTGATTCATTTCCATCATTAAAAGTCATTTTAATAGTTGGATCAATTATTTTATCTCCTACAGGAATATAGTGGTAAATTCGTGTAATATCATCTCCTAATACATCCTGAAAACTAGCAATAGCTCCTGTTTGAATTCCATTAGAATTTTCTGTATTGTATTCTCTAGCAAATTTTGTTGTTTCTTTTACAAAGTTAGATGCAAATGGAGTATTTTTATATTTATCTAACTCTTCTCCAGAAGATCCATAAGTACCATTATTAAATAGTTGGAAAATACCATCGATAACAGCTTGTTTTTTAACATCATCAAAAGCAAAGCCCTCATCAATTTCTTTTAACTTATTATCATAAAGTTTCCCATCTTTATCATAAAATTCAATTTCAGTTAATTTACATTCCCATTTAGCGCCATAAGTTTGAACTTCTTTCTTGATTCCCGTCCAATTTTTTAATTGATCTGAACCTACAGATACTTTAGGTGGAAGTCCTACTTTATTATAAAAATTCTCTTTAGTGCCTGTCCCTGATATAGCTCTATCCCACCATCCTGTAATTGCTTCTTTTAATCCTGGGTATAATTTATCATAAAAGGCGGATTCACCAACAGCGTCTGCTCCATTTTCTTGAAGAAGAGAAGCATAATCTTTTCCTATTTGGGAGTTTACACCATTAGATTTTAAAGTATACAAAGAAGGTAAATTTACTTTAAGGGATTCAATTATATCCCCCATACTTATAATTTCTATTTTAATATCATAAGTTCCATCTTGTTGAAATGTCCATGAAAAATTAGATATTATTCCAAATGCAGCATCATAATTCCCAGCATATTTTTCTCGATATTCTTTAATCTTAGGATGAACTTTTTTATAGCTACTTTTCTTTTGTTTCCAAAACCAGTTATTTATTAATGTTTCCTGTGTATTTTGGACTTTCATATTATTATCTAAATACTTATCAAATCCCCATTCTAATAATACTGAGTATCCTAATCTCATATAGAGTACATCAATAACATCAAATTGATTTCTATTATGGGCTTTAATAGATAGTGTTGCTTTTTTAATAGAACCTCTATTTAAACATTTAAAATCCATATTAATTATTCCAGGCATTGGGGAATATCCAAACTGTTCAATTCCTCCAACCCCATAAGCTCTATTAGGACCTGATATTCCTGATCTTTGATTACCTTTATTATCAGATAAACCATTAAATAATACATTTTGTTTAGCTAAAGTATCTCCTTCCCCCTCTTGATTTACTAAAGGATTACCTTTTAACAATTTTAATCTATTTTCAGATAACTCTACCCCAGATGCTAATTTAACCCAAGCATTACGACCATTTAAATATTTTAATTCACTAGGACTTCTTAGGGGTTTACCATGTAATTTTTGCCTTGCAGAAACTTGTTCACTTACATAATCATCAAAGGGTTCACCTAATAAATTTGCCATAACTTTATTCGTTTATTTCATTATAATCTGCAATAGTATTTGTTGGATTTGCTGGGATTCTAATTTGGGATCCAATAGGAGGAGTTAATGAATCTTTTTTTAGTTTACTATTAGCATTAGCTATAACCCACCATAATGAAGAATCACCATAATATTCTTGGGCTAAAGTATCATATCTATCTCCTATAGTTGAAAAAACATAAGTATCACTATTTAATCTTGGGATATCAGGATATCTTACGGTTTTATATATTTGACTTCCTTTTTTTGAGGTAGTTTTATTTATATCAGCATATCTATTCATTATTCTAAATCTATATTTTCAGGAGCTACTTTTTCAGCTTCTTTTAATGTAGGAGTATATTGGTAATTTGAAGCTTCTGTGGATGTACTATTACTAAGAGCAATGTATTGTTGTGGTCCATATTTACTAACACTTCCACCAGTTTTTTCATAATCATTATCTTGCAATTCTGGTCTGAATTTATGGATTGGGGTAAATGTCATACTTACATTAACTATATGAGGCATTTCTTTTACACTATTATCACCTGTTCCTTTTCCATCCGATACAGTATCATTAATAGCTATTTCCCAAGGTGATTCTGTAGGTACTGATAAGTCAAATTTACTAATAAATCCTGGAAGTTCATAGCACCAACCTCCTAAAGTTAGTTGATGTAAAGCCCCACCCATTAAACCTGTAGTTCCATATTCAGGGGCTAAAGTTGATGCAATAAAATTTAATTTTTTATATTGGGCCATTAATTCAGGTCTTGATTGCGCTGCTACAGTGAATGATACGCTAACTCCTCTACTAAACCCACCGTATTTGTAAAAGTCTTCACCTCTTCCCATATATTTTAAAGAATCCCATTTACTGCTATAGTTATCTGTAAAACTATTTATAAATGCTCTAAAATGGGTATATATTTTTTTACCATCTCTTAATAAAGTAGCTACTCTAAATTTAACTAAATCATTAATTCCATCTTCATCAGATCCTCTTACATTTTGAGAATTATAAATAGGTAAAAAATTAATTCTATCTGTTATATTTCTTTTACCATCTATAAGCTTTCCTCTAGTATAACTAATAATATCTCCTTTTTGACCAGGGGATGAGTAATTTATTCTTGAGGTGCTTCTACCATCTATAGTTCTGCTATTTTCTGGATTGTATGAAGGTGCTATACCTGTTACTGTGCTTGTGATAGCTTCTTTTAGTATTGGTACTCTAAAATCTCTCTGTTGAGATTCTGCTTTATTGAAGGTAGTACTAAAATTAATAGGCTTATATTCTCTTTCAGAACCATCAACAAGTGTATAGTTAATACCAGATTGGGTTATAGATAATAATTCATTATAAGTCCAAGATTTAGTTCCACCTGCAAAAATCATTGATTTACCTACTGAATTTTTATCTAAAATTGTTCTTGGAGTTAAATTTAACCCTATAGAATGAGAAGCTTTTCTAATACTAGTTTTACCAAAACCTAATATGGCTCCAGGTCCACCTTGATATGACATTAATTCTCCTGATTGTCCTAATGAAGGATTATAAGTTATATCTCCTATAGGATAACTTATACCTAATGAAATAGTTTCAGCTAAATTAATTAACCTATTATTAATTATCTTAGGATTGTCTCCTAAATGTAATAGTTTTTCATTTTTAATAATTGAATCATATGTATTTAAACCTAATCCAGTATTATATAATTCTTTGCCTCCCAATGTCATAGGAGATGTTGGATCTGTACCTAGAAAATTTACATGAGCTCCTAAAAATCCAGTTCCTGCTTGTAATAAAGTAGATAAAGGAGTATAAACTCCTTGATTAATAGGACCATTTTGTTTTGATTCTAATGGGTTAGCATCTAAAGGAATTCTGAAACCTCCATAACCACCACCAGTTGAAGCTTGTGTTTTAACTGATGTTTTTGATAGTAGATTTTGCTTTGCTATAAATAAAAAACCACTTGGAGATTTTAAATTAAAAAAGTATTTAGATAATCTACCTACATCTTCGGCAGCATCAGGGATAGCATTTAATCCTCCCCTTAGCAAAAAATCCTCTGTTGAATTATTAGTAGGTTCTTTATCTATATCTTTTTGGATAAAGGGTTGTCCACTATAACCTAAATCAGGTCTATCTTTACTATACTTTAAAGACTTAAGGTCTGTTTTAAGATTTCTTAAATTAGACATCTATTAAATCCTTCCTATTCCTGCATCGGGTGCGCTATTTTTATAAGTACCTTTTTCAAAGGTATTATTTATAGGTAAGGTTTGACCATCCCTATTAGGTGCTTTAGGTTTTTTCCCATTTAAATCCAATATTGATGGAGATGGAGCTCCTAAAATTTCAGGATTACCATTTATTGAATAATCAAAATGTAATTTTGATTGTTTCAAATCTCCTACTACTGCATCTCTTTCGGATTGTAAATTAGAAGAATTACCCCCTTGACCAGCTCCAAAAGTTGATCCTTTTTTTTCAAATTTTTCTTTTAGTCCCATTGTGTTATTATTTTATTATAAATATTAATATTATTGAACTGCTCGTTCAGATGTATTAATTTCTTGTCCTACTTGATTACCATTCATTTCTATAGTTGAAGATTTAGCTAATATTTGCCTATTTACCCCTATTAAAGTTTGGATTTCTGATATTAGAACAGCATCTCTTCTAGCTCCTCCTCCTCGTCCAGATTTTTTCTCACCCATTAAATCAGTTCCTGCAACAATCTGATCATCAGGGTGAAGTTGTACTGTTCCAAATTCTCCAGATACTACTGGTCCTTTTTTAGGATCAATAACACCATCTTTTAATGCAGCGTACATAGCTCCTGCCGCAACTAAACCTAAAGCTAAACCAATAGTAGCACCAATAGGATTAGAAACAAAAGCTGCAGCTACCCCACCAATTCTAGCTAAGGCTTTCATTTTTTCTTCTCTGGTTTCTTTTTTCTTTATTCCAAGCCCTATTGCAGATGCAATATTAGATCCTACTATAGCAGCTTGAGTTAAAACATAAAGACCTGATATTATTTTTACAGTTTTTGCTAATTTTCTAGCAAATCCATCAGAAGCCATTAAACCTTGAACCATTTCTAATATTGGAACTGCCATTTCAGCAAACATTTCTTGAACTCTTTCCATAGTAGCTGCAAATTGATCAGCTACGGATGCTGATTCTAATTGAGCTTTTAAATTTTCATCACTTATACCTTTTGAGGCTTCTTCATGAGATAAACCTTTTGCTCTATCTTCATTGTATTTTTGTTGAGCAGAGTCTAAACTATCAAATCCTGCTGCTCTAACAGCTTCTAATTGTTCCTGCTCCTTAACCATTTCAGCTAATTGCTCTCTATTCATTCCTAAGGCCTTAGCTGCTTGTTCTTGTGCTATAACATTTTTAGTTTCAAAAGCATTCATAATTGCCTTATTCCCTAAAACTTCTTCTGCTACCTTAGCCATATCTCCTTCTAAAGCCGCTTGTCTTGCTTTTTCTAGATTAATTTCTTGCCCTAATAATAATTCTGCTTCAAGTTCTGCTTGTATTGAACTTTCAAAATCTAATAAACTAGAAGCTATACCCTCTACTCCTGCTAGATTTGTACCTAATGCTTTAGCAGCCATTACTTGGTTAGTTAATTCATCAAGATTCCCTTTAAAGGTTAATTGGAGGGATTTAGAAGATTTACCTATAGCATCTTGAACCTTTTTTATGCTCATTGTTAAACCTTTTTCTTTGTTTAACTGTATTACTTTTAGTTTTTGAGATTTTAAAATATCTTTTGCTCCTTTGCCTGTTTTTATAGACTGCATAGCAAGTAATTCTTGTGTTTCTGCAGACATTTTAGTTCTTAAAGCTATAGAAGTCATGTCAGCAGTTAATTCATTGCTGAATTTTACATTAGAACCCATTAATTCATTTAATCTTCCTTGAGTTTCCAATAAACCTCTAGAACTAACTAAAATATCACCTGAATTTTGAGCTACTTCTATCATTTCATCTTTAAGCTTTAAAGTTTCTTTATAGGATATTCCTTGATTTTTAGCAAAATCTCCAGCTGCTTTATCAACTGCCATCATATTTGTTACAAGAAATCCTACAGATGCTTGGAACATATTAGCTAAAGAAAAAGCTTCACCCATATTTTTAACTAGGTTTTTTATAGTTAAACCAAGCGCAGAAGATTTATTCTCAGCAGATACAAATTCTTTTTTTGCTTTTTCTATAGCAGATGCTATTCCTAAAGAGGGAAGTCCTGCTTTTTGTAAAGCTTTATCTAACCCCGCAGCAGCTTCACCAGCAAAACCTAATCCTTTTGTAAATTTATCTTCTAATTCAATTCGTTTTATTAATTGTTTTTCAAGATTGTCAAAAACTTTAGATTGGTCTCTTCTTATACCTGCAGCTGTCTGTAAAGCATCAGCTTCTTTATTATTTCCTTCTTCTCTTAATTTATTTACTTCAGCTTGTAATCTTTTTTCTTCTATTCCTCTTTTAGATATTATGCCCTTACTATGTAATAAAGCTTTTGCTGCGTCAGAAGCTTGTTTTCTATTTGCTTTTATCTTTTCTTGCATAGATAAAAGTTGTTTTTTATTAAAGGATGAAATATTTGATTCTTCATTAGCTAGTTTATTAGCCTGAGCAGTCATACCCTTTAAACCTTTAACCATTTGGTTTTGTTTAGAGTATTGTTTAGAAAGTTCTCCTGTAATAGCTTTTAGCTGGTCAGCCATGTCATTAAAGCTTCTATTAGCTTTTCTGACTTCTTCATTTATGTCTTGTTGGAGTTTTTTAAAATCCTCTTCAGCAGTTATTCCTTCTCTGATGTCTTCAGCTCTTCTTCTAAACCCAGCTGCTACTTTATCATTTAGTTCAACAGAATTTTGTAAAAGTTGATTAATTTTTTCTATTTCAGCAGCATTTTTAGACATAAAGAGTGTTTATTATAAATACTAAAAAATACTATTTTTTAGCCCTTTGTGTAGTATAGCTTGATTTTTTAGATTGATCTTGAAATGCTTTTTTCATATGTTCTGGGAGAGGATCTCCCATATTTGCTGAAGTTGAATTTTGATCATTAGTAGCCTTTTTTAAAGCATCATTTTGACTTTTTAAGTCTTTACTAATTCTGTTTAAAGTAAATTTTCTTAACCATAGGGGCATATTATAAACAGTTTCATAATCAAATCCCCCATTTCCATAAAAAATTATATCATGGATATTTTCAAATATAGAAATTCTATATTTAGGAGTCAGGCCAAAGAAACCCGGCTGTCATAGGAACGACAGCACCCTCCTCTACACCATTTTCGCCCATATAATCAAATTTCATTTGAATATCAGGCTGATTTTCTCTAATATGTTCTCTAAGTGATCTAGAATCTCTAGCTAGCATATAGTTATCTACGAAATCTCTAATTGTTTTATTTTCCGTTTCCCCATTAACTGACTGAATTATATATTTTAATCTAGTAGACATATCAGGAGATGATTGTTTATCTAACTTTTTAAGACCTTTAACTTCAGACTCTATATTTTTTTCATCTCTATTAGTTAATATTTTATAGGTAATAGCTGTATTAGTATGAGGTAATGTATAAGCAAATTCATTTTTTCCTTCTATCATATCGCCCTCTTTTAAAAATTTAGTTTCTAGTTCAGTTAAATCTACAGAAACCTTCTCTCCATTATATATAAACTCATAATCTTTTCCATAACCTAAAATACGAGAAGATACTAAAATAGCATTTCTATCTCCTACTATCATGTCATCATAATTTACTTTAGAAATTACTAAGGATTTTAATAATTTATCTATTACTATTCCTTGTTTAATATAGTTTTGGTTGGTTAAAATATCTTCTTCTTTAGCAGTCATATATTTCATTTCTACTTTACCTTCAGATAAAGGATTATCTTTAGGGTATACTAAACCTCTTGATGGTAATTCTATAGTTTCTGTTGGGAATTTAAATTCGCTCATAATCTTTTATTTAAAATAACTTAATTTTGTTATAAATACCAATATAAAAAAGGAGCTTGACATAGCCAAGCTCCCTCTAATAAAATATTTAAGTATTTTTAGAAATTTAATACTGCGTAGTCTATTGCTACTTCAATTGATAAGTTAATTGCTGTATCTACTGTGTCCCAATTATACTCTCCAAAGTTAGTATTTACAATAAATGCACCTTTTAATATCCATTCTGAAACAATATCACCTACAGGTCCTAATACATTGATAGTTAAATCTTTTTTATAAAAATCAGAATAACCATCTCTACCTGTTACTGATTCATGATGTGCTCTTACCCATTCCATAGTTGCTTGTGCACCTGAAGGAGTGATTGGATCAAATAACGTCATTGTAACGTTTTGCCATATTGATTTACCTTTAACTTTTCTTTCAACATTAATGTGATTTAAAGTTACTACACCTTGTTGTAATGTTACAGCACTAACTTGTTTAATTAGGTAGCTAGGCATCCCATCCATGTATAGGATAAACCTATTCGCTTGTTTGGGTTCAAACGCTGTATAAAATATTTCATTGGGATCTATTACTGCCATTTTTTATTGTTTATTTTCGATTATAAATATCTAATTTTTTAATTTTTATACCGGGAAAGTAGCTCCAGTTGGTAATATGTTGAAATCTAGGTATATAAATTCAGCCGTTTTAGTTGGTTGTAAATATATTTGTCCTATTAATTGATTTCTATCTATAACATCTGGTGTGTTATTACTTTCATCCATTACAACTTTAAAAGCATATAAACCTTGTCTTTGTTGTACACTTTCTAGGTATGGGTTAACTTGTGATAAAAAATTATTTCTTGTAGCTATTGTATTTTGTTCAAATACTAAATTATCTGCTATTTGAGAAATGTAATTTTTAAGAGCAATTAATAATCTTCTAACATTTACTCTATCTAAAGCACTAGCTTTTTTCTGTAATGTTTTCTGTCCAAATACTACTACTCCTGTGTTAGGGAATGTAGCTATTGGGTTAACATTGTCTTGGTATAGATCATCTCTATTACCATTTGTTAATTTTCTTTCTGCTCTAACAACAGTTCCTAAACCACCTCTGTTTAATCCAGCAGGTGCAAACCATGCTTCTCCTGCTCTATCATTAAATGCATATACACCTGGCATCATTGTTGAAGCTGGTACCCAAACTAGGGATCCTAAATCTGGATCAATTGTTTGTAACCAAGGCCAGTATGAAGCTGCATATGAAGTATCTCTTCCTGATGCTTGTTCAATTACTGAGTTGATTCCTATTCCATATCTTACACCATCTATTACAGCTATGTTATCTCCTCTAAATGAAGCATTATTAATCATAGTACTAATAGGACCTGCATAATCTTTGTCGTACAAACCTGGTGCTGTAATTAGATTATATCTAAAAGCATCTCTATTTGCTAATAGTTGTAGTGGAATTGAATAATTATCTGCTACTAAACCTTGAGTATTTGTACCATTGATATTTTCATAAAAATTAGCTCCAATACCGTTAAAAGCTGTTCCTACAGCTCCTGAAAACTGACCTTGTCCTGCTAAAGGAATAGATGCAGTATAAGCAGATTTAGCAACTCCATTATTATTAAAATAATTTAATGTTTTAGCTGCTACTGATTTTACTCTTACAAAATTACTTTTTGTATTATATGAACCTTGATCAGCAACATAATATTCATTACTAGAAGGGTCTTCAGTAACTACTTGTTTTGAATTACCAATTATTTTTTCTATATAATTATTTGAATTTGGATCTAATGATAATCCTGTCCATGTTTCTAATATAGTTCTAGAAGTAGTTGTATCATCACCTCTTCTGATTAATAGATTAAATGTACCAGAAGCTGTATTTGGTGAAACTATTTCCCATCTTAAATTATCTTTAGTACCATTTACTAATGTTCCATTTGAACCTGTAGCTCCTGCACTATTCATAATAGCACCCTCACTTAAAGTTTCTAATACAAATGCTGATTGGTTTACAATGTTGCTAGCTACTAAAGTAAGTGATAAATTTGACCCACCTTCTTGATTAGCACCTAATGATTCAGATGTAAAAGATATTACATCTCCTATAGCAAATGCTCCCGCAGCAGCATCTAAAGTAATTGAAGATATACTTTCTGAGTTAGCTAGTACAAATGAAGCTGTAACATTTACATTAGATGATTTAGCTGCACTTACACTGCCACCTGCACTTCCAGTTGCGTTAAATACACTTTTAGTAACACCACTTAAATTTCCTAATACTCCACTTTCTACATTGTTAGAAATTGCTGTACTAGTTGCGGAAGTATAAGAACCTGATACTACCCTAGTTACTAGTAATGAATCTCCACCTTGTTGAAAATAATTGTATGCTGAGATAGAAGTAAAATAAGTGTATTCTACACTACCACTTTCTACTTTAGCACCAAATCTATTTTGATAATCGGAATAAGAAGAAACTATTGTTGGAATTCCTACTGGTCCTTTTACGGTAGGTCCTAATATAGCTGCTCCTGCTTGTACTGGTTGACCAGAGATAAATGATGAATCGGTTTCTCTTGCTAATACACCAGGGGATAATAATACTTCTGCCATTTTATAATGAATTAATTTTGTTTATAAATATTACAGAAGTTCCCAAAAATGCAGTTATTTTTAAACTGCTTTAGATTCTTCGTTAACTTCTGTTATTTTTCCTGTTTCTAAATCTATATTAACATCACCATATTTTTCTTTTAAATCAGATACGGTTTTTTTATAGTTTTCTTCAATATTAGAAATTTCTTTTTTAAATTCCCATTTTTGTTCTTCTAAACTTAAAATTTGGAAATCAATATTCCCTAATTTTGTTAAGTTTTCTAGATTTGAATTACGTAATTCTAATAATTCTTTTAATTCTTCTTTTGTAACTGTTTTTGCCATGATTATAAATATTAATTATTTGTTTAAAATTATATAGTATAAATATAAAAACTTTTTCAATGTAATCCAAATTATTTTTTAAACCATATTAACTCATATGGTCTTTTTGATATTAATATATTTTTTCTGTTTGTTTGTTTTTTAATTTTAGAAAAAGGAATATATTTTACATTTTTTTCCCAATTTAAGGGTTTTAATACATCTTCAATTTTTTCAATTTTTGAAGCATTATCATTAAAATAAGAAAATATTCCTCCTTTATTTAATATTTTATCCACTATATTACCAAACATAGCCCACTGTTTTTTATCTCTATTAAAAGTGTAAGTATCAAAATATATAGCATCAAATTTTTTATTTTTTGATATAAATTGATTAACTATGTCTTCCCAATTTCCTAAATGTAAAAAAGATGTTTGATTAAATTTATTTTTTATTGCTAAATCATATATTTGAGGATGAATTTCAATTATATGATGTTCTTGTGGTTTAAAATTCCTTATGTAATTATCTATTATTCCTAACCCAAATCCTATATTTAATACTGTACCTTTATTTTGGCATAGTATTTTAGCAGATTCTTTCATTATAAGATCTTCATCAGTACTCATAATATCTACTACGACATGGGGAGAAGATGAGTATAAAACTCCATCTATAATTTCAATACTATTATTTAAAAACTCTTTTTCTAAAAAATCAGATTTCATAAAAATCTACATCAACTTTATTATAATCTACTAAATAATATCCTTCTTTATCTGTTATTACAGCTTCAGATTTATTTAATTTGATTAAATCTTGCGCCATAGTACCTATGTATCTTCCTTCTCCATCAGATTTATTAATATATTCAAATTCATATATTGGTATACCTGATTTAGAATATGTTCTAAATACTATATTACGTTTCAATCTTCTGTCTGATCTACCACAGTTTGTTGGGTTTGAAGAAATTCCACTTTCTACATTTATAGATTG